TAGTTCTAAATCATTTAGCGTTACCACGTTTTTACTTTTACTTACAAATGAGAGCAATCACGTTATTTTATTTACTCGTTACACTTTGGTGTCAGCTAGCATATCAATCATTCCAGAATTTATTGAAAAGATAGAGTTAATGGGTTTGGAGTCTGAGTTTGTTATCACTAAAGATGAGATAATCAACAAAAACACGAACTCAAAGATTATATTTAAAGGAATAAAAACAAGTAGTGGAACACAAACAGCAAACCTTAAATCTTTACAAGGTGTTACTACATGGGTACTTGATGAGGCAGAGGAGTTAACAGACGAAGATGTGTTTGATAAGATTGATTTATCAATACGACATAAGACAAAACAAAACCGTGTTATCTTAATACTCAATCCAACTACAAAAGAACATTTCATTTATAATAAGTTCTTTGAATCAAAAGGAATAGAAGCAGGAAGCACTTTAGTTAATGGAGATTGTACTTACATTCACACAACGTATTTAGATAACATTAAAAACCTTTCACCTTCATTCCTTAATCAAGTTGAATACATCAAACAACGTAGACCAGAAAAGTACAAGCATACTATTTTAGGAGGTTGGTTAGATAAAGCAGAGGGTGTAATATTTAATAATTGGACAATAGGTGAGTTTATTGAAGCATCACCAAGCGTGTACGGACAGGATTTTGGATTTTCAAATGACCCTACTACACTTGTACAAACGTCTGTTGATAAGACGAACAAGAAAATATATCTAAAGCTACACCTTTACCAAGCAGGATTAATCACATCGGAGATTATAAACATAAACAAACGAATAGCTGGTAACAGTTTGATAGTAGCTGATTCTGCAGAACCACGTTTGATTAGAGAAATTAAATTATCAGGTGTTAACATTATTGAAGCAGTCAAAGGGCAAGGCAGCGTAACGCATGGTATTAGCTTACTACAAGATTATGATTTAATAGTTGATGCTAATTCAATCGACTTACACAAAGAGTTAAATAACTATTGTTGGCTTGAGAAAAAGTCGAATACACCAATAGACAATCATAACCACGCAATAGATGCTATTCGTTATGCTGTTAGTTATCAATTAGAAAAACCTAATCATGGAAAATACGCAGTACATTGATATAGCACAATTCAAAAGAGTAATTGAGGATTATATCTATCAGAAAAAAGGAATACGTATTACATTAGTCTTTGATAATCCAATGATGATGAATAGACACTTTAAAATGTTATCATGGGCATATGATTACGTTATACAAAAATCAAATAATTAAGTTATATATATATGAAGATTGAATTAACAATACCAAGTTCTATGGATGAGATTACTCTTGGACAGTATCAAGAGTTTATTAAGTCACAAGAAAACAATACAGATGAATTATTTATCAGTCAAAAATTGGTATCTATCTTTTGTCAAATTCCACTTTCTCAAGTATTAGCAATTCCTGTAAAAGAGATTGAATACATAGTTGAAAAAATGGGTAAGTTGTTTGAACAAAAACACGAATTTAAAAACACTTTCAAGTTAGGTGATAAGACATTTGGATTTATACCAAGTTTAGAAGATATTAGTTTAGGTGAGTTTATAGACATTGACACTAATATAAGCGATTTAAGCAACTTTCATAAAGCAATGGCGGTAATGTATAGACCAATCACTAAAAGTGTGTCTAATATGTACGAAATTGAAAATTACGTTACATCAGCAAACTATTCTGAGGTTATGAAGTTAGCACCTGTATCAATTGCATTAGGAGCGCAGGTTTTTTTTTGGACTTTAGAAAAAGAATCTTTGAGAGCTTTGATAGTTTATTTGGAGGAAGCGCAGAAGGAGGTGACGAATTTAGTGAAGCAGGACAATTCGGTAGAAAATGGGGTTGGTATCAACACATCTATATCCTCGCTAAGGGAGATGTACTTAGATTTGGAGATGTCACAAGAGAAACGCTACTTAAATGTTTAACTTATTTAACATTTGAAAAAGATAAAACAGAATTTGAGAATAGACAAATTAAAAAACAAATGAAATGACGGAATATTACGATATATTAAACATCATAAAGACGGAACTTGATGCAATTCCTATGGTTACTACGGTAACACAAGGTGCAATAGATGATGTTGACTTAAACAAACAAACGCTTTTTCCTTTAGCGCACATCATTACTAATTCAGCTACACCAACAATGAACACAATGACATTTAATTTGTCGGTTATTGCTATGGATATAGTTGACATTTCAAAAGACGAAACAACTGATATATTTAACGGTAATGATAACGAGTTAGATGTACTTAATACGCAGTTGGCTGTATTGAATAGATTGTACAGAAAAATTGGAATGGCTAATTACGACATTGAAATATCTAATGCTTCATGTGAACCTTTTACAGAACGCTTTGAGAATTATTTGAGTGGTTGGGTACTTACGTTTGATGTTACTATTTATAATGACATGAGTGTATGTTAGACAATGATAATGCGAAACGCTTTTTAACTGATTTCAGGAACTACGTAGTTAAGGAATCAAAGTCTAATTTAACGAGGCTAAAAAAGAGTTCGTCTAAAAAGTTGTACAATAGCATTAAGGGAACTGTAAAAGTTTCAAAGAATAGCATGACAGTAGACTTCTCAATGGAGGATTACGGATTGTTTCAAGATAAAGGGGTTAGTGGTAAAAGAAAGAAATACAAAACACCTTACACGTATAAGAGTAAGATGCCACCGCCAAAGAAACTTGATAAGTGGATAGTAAGAAAAGGAATAGCACGACGTAATGAGAAAGGGCAATTGATGACACGTAAAAGTTTACAGTTTGTAATTGCAAGAGGTATTTATTTTAACGGTATTAAACCAAGTTTATTTTTTACTAAACCATTTGATAAAGCATTTAAGCGTATGCCAAACGAATTGATAGAAAAATACGGATTAGATGTAGACAACTTTTTAGAACATACATTAAAAGAATTTAAAAAATGAGAATATTTGCACGAAGCCCGTTTATCATTGAGGTAGACGGTACAGGAGGAACAACAACAACGATTGAATTATATATTTGGAACGGTTCAGGTTCAGCACCTACGACACCTACTTATTCAATTAGTAAAAATGTAGCGAGTGCATCGTTACCAATGACTTATTATAATGTTAGTCCTTATATTCAGGAGTTTATATCACATTTAGAAACTGACTACTTAACAGGTGACGGTTATTCAACTACACCAACAAATGAATGGTGTAATGTAGAGGTACAAATATTTGTTGATAGAGACAATATTGAAAATAGATTGTATAAGGCTTACAATGGTTATGGTTATTATGGTGAGGGAACTAATCCGCAATTAAGTCCTGTTATGATTAGCCAAAACACTACGTATTATTTCCACAAAGATATTTATACTTACTTACCAAGTAATTTGACTATTGAAACTAATTCAGATATAACAGTTGATTATTACGACAAAAACACGACTAACTTAATTTGGTCTCAAGGTTTAGCACCTGCTGATAGTATTGAAAATGTAGCGGTTTCTTTTAGTGATATTGAAACTTACACTAATATTGAATTAGTTGTTGAAGATGACGGTACAGAAATAGCACGAATAAACTTCAAACAAATTGAGGAGTGTAAATACCAGCCTGTTGTTGTTGACTTCGTTAATAAGTTTGGTGCATGGCAAAGAATGTTTTTATTTAAAGCATCTTATAACAGTTTAGAAACTACACAAGATGAGTTTAACTATTTACAGTCTGATTTATTTGATTACGATGTTTTAGAGGGACAACGTAGACAGTTTAATACAAACGGTAAAGAATCTATTAAGGCTAACTCAGGCTGGGTTGCAGAAGATTTTAAAGTACAAGTTCAAGAGTTATTATTAAGTGAGCGTATTTTAGTAAACAACAAACCAGCAAAAACACGAACTAAATCAGTTGACTTAGTAAAACATACAAACCAAAGTTTAATTAACTACACATTAGAGTTCGAGTTTAATTACGACACTATTAATTCAGTTGTATAATGGATAGAAAATTACAAATATACGTAGAGGGTAAAAGGTTGGATTTATTCCAAGATGAGAAGATTGTAATTAATTCATCTATTCAAAATGTAAATGACATTTCAAAAGTATTTACTGATTTAAGTCAATCATTTACCATTCCAGCCAACACGCATAACAACGCAATCTTTCATCACTTTTACAATTCAGATGTTGATGCTAAAAACGATGTGGTATTAAATTACAATATTCGTAGAGAAGCGTTGATTGAAATTGATTTAACTACACTACGCAGAGGTACTATACAACTTGATAAAGCTAATTTAAAGAACGGAAAGCCTTACAGCTATACAATTACATTCTTTGGACAATTAACATCGTTAAAAGACAAATTTGGTGAGGATAAATTAAGCGATTTAGATTACTCAGATTATTCGCATGACTATACAGGTGAGGAAGTAGTAAATAGGGTATCAAGTGCAACTGATTATGATGTACGCTATCCTTTAATTTCAAGTTCAAGAGTTTGGCAGTATGGTGGGGGTGGCTCTCAAGACATTTCACAAAATAGTCACCATATAAATTATACTGAGTTATTTCCTGCTTTAAAAATCAATAGAATATTTGATGCTATTGAAACAAAGTACGGTGTAACATTAAGTGGTAATATTAGATTAGATAAACGCTTTGACAATTGTTTTCTTTACTTAAAAAATAAAGATACAATGGTTACTAATACAAGTGCAGTAGAAGTAAACATACCAAGTACATCATCGCAGTATTTTAATGCAAACACGAACCAAGTGTTAGTTAACTATATTGATTCAAATAATTTAGGCTTAACGGGTTTAATAACTGACTATTCAGGAACACATTATATTACTCTTAATCTTACACCTTCAAATGGTGTTCAATATTACGTAGATGTATATTACAACGGGCAACTACAATTCACAACTACTGAAACAGGAAACACAAACATCGAACTTGGACCTTTACCTAATGTTTACGGATTAGCACAAAACATAAGTGTACAACTTCGTTCAGATTCACCGATGAGTTTTTCGTCAAGTTATGATTATAATTTCGTCTATAATCTTTTATTGAATGGTACACCTACAAATGGAAGTATTACAGCATCAGTAACAAACACATCAACGAGTTTAATATCGTTACTTAATTTAAGTGCATTAATGCCTGATATGAAAGTAGCGGATTTCATTAGTGGTATTGTAAAAGAATATAATTTAACTATCGAACCAATTAGTGAGACATCTTATAAATTTGAGACTGTTGATAGTTGGTATGCTGCTGGGGTGTTATGGGATGTAACAAAATATACTGATGTAAGCAGTATTGATGTTGAACGTATTAAGTTATATAAAAAGATTTCATTCAAACATATTGAGAGTGAGTCTTTTATGAATAAGCAGTTTAAGGAAAACAATATACGTGAATACGGAAGTTTGGAGTATCAATTTGATACAGATGGAAACGATTACACAATAGATTTACCTTTTGAGAATTTACTTTTTAATAGATTAGCAAATAACTTGCAAGTAGGTTATAGTTTGACTAAAGCACCAGACTATAAACCGTATATTCCAAAACCGATTTTGTTGTTTTCAAACGACCAAATAAATTGTGATGAATTTCATATTAACGATGGTTCAACAACTCAAACTATTACTGATTACGTGCCATTTGGACAGGATGTAATTTACAATGCAACTAACTATTCATTAAACTTTGGTAATGATATTAGTTCGTTTTATGAAGTGAACATTCCTAATTCAATGTTTATTAGTTTTTATAATGCGTACTTGAATAACTTGTACCAACGAAAAAACAGATATACCTACGTAAAGACGAAACTACCTTTATATATCTTAACTCAATTAAAGTTAAACGATAGATTGTTAATTAGAGACCATAGGTATATAATCAATGAAATGAAGATTGATTTAACAAGTGGTATAGTTGACTTTGTTTTGATTAATGACTTTTCTCAAGTAATATCTAAAACATATAGTAAAACATTTTCAGGACAACAAACTTTTAATGTTCCTATTAGTTTCCCTAATGGTGCAATGGATATTACGTTTGATTTAACTGATGCAAATGGTGCTACAATAGACGAGACTACTTTAACAGATGATTACACGTTACAGGTTACCGTTCCACCTTATTTACCTAAGGTATTAAAAGAAAGAGTAATTGCAGACGGTGGAGTGTGGGAGGCTCAATCATGTATTCAATCATTATACAATTTTGTTTATATAATTAAGATACAGTATAATTTTCCAACTAAGACAACAACTGAAAACATAACAATATTTCAACAATGGTAAGTTTAAAACAAATAATTGACATTCTGCATTTGTATAACCACTACGGAATAAGCAAAGAAATAGATATTGCAAAGGGTATTAATAAATTACCTCACAATTTTAAGGATAGCAAAAAAATTATAAAAAGACGATTTAAAAGTTTAAACAATGGCTGAGAAAAGAGTAATAGAAATTGATGTAAATACAGCGAGTGCTGTTAAGAATGTTGACTTATTGTCTCAGTCTTTTGAGGATGTGTACGGTGAGATACAACCATTATCTGGTCGAATGGGTGAACTTGAAGACCAATTATATGAATTAGCCAACGCTGGTAAAACAGGAACACAAGAATTTGAAACGCTATCGGCTGAGGTTGGTAGAATGAAAAAAGTAATTCAACAAACTGACATGACTGTTGATGCTTTGGCAAAAACAACATCTCAAAAGTTAGGCGGTGCTTTATCATTTGTTTCTGGTGGGTTTTCCACGTTTCAGGGCGCAATGGGTGCTGTTGGTGTTGATAGTGCAGCACTTGAGGAAAGTATGCTTAAAGTACAGTCTGCAATGGCTATTACTCAGGGTATTGATTCAATGCGTGAAGGGTTCAAAGATGTAAAGGCATTAAGTGGTGATTTAGCAAAGACTTTAGCAAAAACAGCGATAGGACAAAGATTAGTAACAGCAGCACAAGCAGCGGGAGCAGTTACAATGAAAGTTTTAAACGCTGTAATGAAAGCTAATCCTATCTTTTTAATTATTGGAGGTATTACTGCTTTAGTAGGTGCGTTTGCTTTATTTGGAGGTAGTTCAGAAGATGCTGCAGCAAGTGCTGATAAATTCACTAAGTCACTTGAGAAACAACGTGAGGCAATAGATGAAAACTTTGATTCATTACAAAAGTCTCAAGGTCGTAGAATTGAGTTAATGAAGGCTCAAGGCAGAAGTGCAAAAGATATATTTGAACAAGAGCAAAAAGATACTAAGGCATTAGCTGAATCTAAAATGCGCTCACATGAAAGCGAGGGTAAATCGTATGCACATTTACGCAAATATTATAAAGCCTTATTACTTACAGGGCATACAGAGGAAGCAGAGAAAGTAGCAGAACAATTAAAAACATCTGAGGCACGTTATAAGCAATTAGGAAAACAAGCTAAGGACTATTACACGCAAAAGAAACAAGATGCTAAATTATTTGATGCTCAAGAAAAACAAGAGGAAGATAATAAGGCAAAAGAATTAGCTGAAAAACAAAAAGAGGCTAACCAACAAGCGGCAGCTAAAAGAAAAGAAAACCAACAAAAAGCAGCAGAGGAATTAAATGAATTAGCACGTGCGCAATTAGAAGCAACTAAAACACAAAGTGAATTAGAAATAATTGATATTACTGCTAAATATGATAAATTAATTGCACTTGCTAAAAAGTATAAAAAAGAAACAAAGGATTTAGAAGAGCAAAAGGCGGAAGAGATAAAAGCAGTTAACGCTAAAGAGTTTGAAGATTTAACAGGCTTAACAGCACGTAAGGGTGTATTATCAAAAGAGGAAATGGATGCCTCAATAAAAGCCCTAACTGAAAAATCAGCCTTAGAACAAAAAGCACGTGATGACAAAAAGGTACTTGATGAAAAAGAGGCGCAAGATAGAAAAGACTTAATAGCACTTCAAATAAGTACAGTTAAAGGTGGGTTTGATTTATTAGGTGAGTTGGCTACTACATTTGCGGGTAAAAGCGAAGCAGCACAACGTAAAGCATTTAACATTCAAAAAGCAGCAAGTATAGCAAGTGCATTGATTGATACTTATACAGCAGCAGCAGGAGTATTTAGGGATACTAAAGGAGGTTTGCCTATTCGTATTGCAGCAACAGCTATTGCAGTAGGTTCAGGGTTGGCACGTGTAGCACAAATATCTAAAACACAATTTAACAGTTCTAACTCAGGCGGTGGTGGAGATACAACTCCTTCGACTTCATTACCACAAGAGCAAACAACGCCAAACTTTAACATAGTAGGTAATGCGGGGGCTAATCCATTGGCTCAATTAGGTAATGCACCATTACAGGCTTACGTAGTTAGTGGAGAGGTAACAAGTGCGCAAAGTTTAGATAGAAACAGAATTAAATCAGCTACACTTTAAAAATAAAACAAAACCAAACAATTTAAGTTATTAAGATATGAAGATTATTGAATTAGTAATTGACGAGAAAGACCAACAGTCTGGAATTGATGCGGTGAGCGTTGTACATTCACCTGCTATCCAAGAAAACTTTATTGCATTAAATAAGCATGAAGTGGAGTTAAAAGAGATTGATGCTGAGAAGAAAATCCTAATGGGTGCAGCTTTAATACCTAATAAACAAATTTACCGTGAGAGTGAAAAACACGGACAATACTACATTTACTTTTCAGAAGATACAGTACGCAAAGCATCAGAGTTATTCTTAATGAATAGCAATCAAAATAATGCAACTTACGAACATGAAAAAAAGTTAAACGGATTGAGTGTTGTTGAATCTTGGATTATTGAAGACGAAAAACAAGATAAATCTGTTAAATACGGTTTTAGTTTACCGGTAGGTACATGGATGATTTCAATGAAAGTAAACAACGATGATGTTTGGAAAGATGTTAAAGACGGTAAGGTAAAAGGGTTTTCTATTGAGGGCTATTTTGCTGATAAGTTAGAAATGAGTTTACAAGCACAAGAGGAACAAGAGTTAATTGAAAAGATTAAGGAAATTTTAAAAAAAGGATAAAATGAATATTAGAGAGCAAATTATTGCAGATATTACTGCAAAGGTAGAAACTAAGTTAGCATCCCAAAAAGTTGAGTTAGCTACGGTAGATAAATTTAGAGCAGAATATTCTAAATTACAATCAGCAAACACAACTGTTTATTTAGATAAAATAGCACAAATAAGAAAAGACGTACAAAAAGGAATTAATGATGTAGGTGATTTTCAAGATAGAATAAAAAAAGTTTTAAGTGGATTAAGAGAATTAGGATTAACTGATGAAATTAAACCTTTTGAAAATTTAAACAATGATATTACAAATGATTTTAAAGAGTTGGTTTTTATTAATGATAAATTAAAATAAAATGGCAAAGACAAAAAGTAAAACATCACCACAAAATAGTAAACGTGGTTGTATATGTAAAGACGGTACTTACAACGTAGATTGTTGTGACGGTAGCATACAAGCGCAAGGCATCGGAGGTTTAAAAGAGCAGAGTGTTTCTAATGTTGTAAACACGAATGAACCAAGAGTTATATCAAACTCAAGAGGTTAAAAAATACAACAAAACGTAATAAATTAGTTATATAATAAAAAAGCGACAAATGAGTACACTTAACGACATCTTCAAAAAGATTGATAATAAAACAGAATTAGCATCGCATGAGGTTTATCTTTCTTTAGCGGATGACATTAGAAAATCTGAAAATAATTTAAAAACTGCTTTATTAAATTATGGTGATTTGAAAGATAAATTTGAAGTTGCAAAAAAGAATTTTAAAAGTGAAGCTGATAAAGCATATGATGTAGCTATTAAATATAATTCAATGGCTAATGATTTAGGTTTAAAAGCACTTGATAATCCAAGTTTTAAAGCTATTGATATGTATTTAGCATCTGATTTATATAAAAATATTAATAAATAAAAACAAAAACAAATAAATATGAGCGTAATAAACCAAATTAAAACCTTATTAGGTATGGAGGTAAAATTAGAGCAAATGAAATTAGTAGACGGTGTAACAATCGTTGAGGCTGATTCATTTGAGGCGGGAATGGAAGTATTCATCGTTACAGAAGATGAGCAAAAAATTGCTTTACCAATTGGAAGCTACGAAATGGAAAATGGATTTATCTTAATCGTTGAGGAGGAAGGTATTATCGCATCTTACATGGAAGCAGAAAAAGAGGAAGAGGAAGCACCTGTTGAGGAAGCACCAGCAGAGGAAGTAGCTGTTGAGGCAGAAGCTGAAAAACAAGTTAAGAAAACTGTTGAATCAATTGTTAAAGAAACATTCTTTTCAGAAATTGAAGCATTGAAACAAGAAAATATTGACTTGAAAGCACAATTAGAGAAATTGTCAGAGCAACCAAAAGAGGAAGTATCAGAAGTTGAATTATCAGATGTTAAGCCTATTGCTTTTAACCCTGAAAACGAAACAGCAGTAGCTAACTTTAAATTCGCACAAAATAAACCAATGTCTACATTAGACAGAGTAATGAGTAAAATTAATTCTTAAAAATAAATTATGGCAACAACAACATCAATTACAACTACTTACGCTGGTGAGTTCGCAGGTAAGTATGTAGCAGCAGCTTTATTGTCTGCTAACACAATCGACAAAGGAGGTATCACAGTACTTCCAAACGTAAAGTACAAACAAGTACTTAAAAGATTATCAACTGATGCTATCTTGAAAGATGCAACTTGTGATTTTTCTGCAACATCTACGGTTACTTTGACTGAGAAAATCATCCAACCAAAAGAAATGCAAGTTAACTTACAATTGTGTAAAAAAGATTTCCATTCAGATTGGGAGGCAATTTCTATGGGTTATTCAGCTTTTGATGCTTTACCTAAGACTTTCGCTGATTATTTAATCGGACACGTAGCTGCTAAGGTTGCTGCAAAAAACGAAACTAACATTTGGGCTGGTGATGATTCTAACTCTGGTGAGTTTGACGGTGTTGCTACATTGGTTGCTGCTGATGCAGGTTTACCAACAGCACAAGAGGTTGCAGGAACAACTGTAACAGCTTCAAACGTAATTACTGAATTGGGTAAAATCGTAGACGCTATTCCTTCAACTTTGTACACAAACGAAGGATTGAGAATTTACGTTTCTCAAAACATCGCTAAAGCGTATGTACGTGCATTGGGTGGATTTGGTGCTTCTGGATTAGGTTCTAATGGTGCTAACAATCAAGGAACAATGTGGTACACAAACGGTGAGTTGATGTTTGACGGTATCAAAATCTTTGTTGCTAATGGATTGGCTGCTAACAAAGCAATCGCTACAACAGTAGACAACCTTTACTTTGGTACAGGATTGATGAGCGACATGAACGAAGTTAAATTGATTGACATGGCTGATATCGACGGTTCACAAAACGTTCGTGTAGTTATGCGTTTAACAGCAGGTGTACAATATGCAGTAGTTGAAGACATCGTAACTTACGGTATCACTAACTCAGCTAACTAATTAGATTAATTATTAACTTGAAAGGGGAGGTAAAATGCCTTCCCTTTTTTAATACACTAAAAATATGTCTTGTGATTTAGGAAATGGAAGATTAGAGCCATGTAAAGACGCATTAGGAGGATTAGATGCAGTTTACTTCATCAATTTCGGAGGTTTAACTAATGTTGTTTATGATGGTACAAACACGGATGTAATTGATACAGCAGAGGCTTCATCATTATATAAATTTGAATTAAAAGGAACTAACTCTTTTGAGCAGGTTGTTAATTCATCACGTGAAAATGGAACTACATTCGTTGAACAAACTTTGTCTATCCAATTAAAGAAAAAAGATGCAACTACTTTGAAAATTGTTAAGTTGTTGGCTTATGGTCGTCCTCACGTAGTGGTTCGTAACCGTAACAATCAATTCTTTTTAGCTGGATTGAACAGAGGTATGGAATTAACTACTGCTAACCTTTCAGAGGGTGTTGCAATGGGTGATTTCAACGGTTCAACATTGACTTTGGTAGGTATGGAAGCATTACCTGCTAATTTGATTGATGTAGTAAGCGAAACAGCTTTAGCGACTGCTTTTGACGGTGCTACTATTGTTACTGCATAACATTAATTATATATAACGGAGGGGGTGCTTTAATTAGTTCCCCCTTTTTTATTTCAAAACAAAAACGTACTTTGATAGTTATATATATATGATTATATTACAAGAGAGTACGAGCGTTCAAACGGTTAGTTTTATACCACGTGATACGGATATAGATACTATAATTGTACATGATGAGGAAACTAACACATCAGAAACTTATTCAATAGATAGTAATGATATTTATGCAAGTAGTTATTATTACAATTACGACATGGTTTTTGATTTAAAAGAGAATAGATTTTACACTATTACTTTTCTAAATGGTGATGTTGTTAAATACAAGGATAAAATATTTTGCACTAATCAAGATAGAGCTACTTTTAGCGTAAATAATAATGTGTACGTAAGCAACACAACAACAAATGAATTTATAGTTTATGAATAATTTACATTCAATACAATTAGCACAATACGAAACACCTGTTATTAAGGAATCAAACCGTAATGACTGGGTTGAAATTGGTGAGAGTAACGGATATTATGATTTTTTATTAGAAAGATATCGTAATTCAACAACGCACAACGCATTAATCAATTCAATTAGTAGATTGATATACGGAAAAGGATTGAGTGCATTAGATGCTTCTAAAAAGCCAAATGAATACGCTTCAATGATGTCTTTGTTTAATCCTTCGTGTATTCGCAAGATATGTGTTGATAGAAAGATGTTAGGACAGGCATCTTTTCAAGTACATTACAAAGGTGATAAAGTTGTTAAGGCATATCATATTCCTGTTAACTTATTGAGACCAGAGAAATGTAATAAAGACGGTGAGATTGAGGCTTACTACTATTCTGATAATTGGGAGGATGTTAAGAAATTCCCGCCACAAAGAATTGATGCTTTTGGTTTTGGAAGTGGTGAGGTTAAAATATTAATGATTCAGCCTTACGAGGTTGGAATGAAGTATTTTGCTTTTCCAGATTATAAAGGAGGTATTCCTTATTCATTACTTGAAGAGGAGATTTCTGAATACTTAATTAACGAGGTACAAAATGGGTTTTCGCCTACTATGGTTGTTAACTTTAACAATGGAGTACCAACAGAGGAGCAACAATCAATTATCAACTCAAAAGTATTAGGTAAATTAAGCGGTTCAAAAGGTAAACGTATTGTAACAGCGTTTAACGACAATAAAGAAACAGCTACTACGGTTGATGCTATTCCATTGAATGATGCACCAGAACACTATACATATTTGAGTGAGGAGTGTATGCGTAAAATCATGCTATCACATAGCGTTACATCGCCTTTGATTTTTGGTATTGCAACAAGTACAGGCTTTAGTTCTAATGCAGATGAGTTAAAAAATTCAGTTATCTTATTTGATAACATGGTTATTAGACCATTTCAAGATGAAATATTAGAGGCTATTGATAGAATATTAGCAGAAAACGGAATTACGTTAAAAACATACTTTAAAACATTACAACCTTTAGAATTTACTGACTTAGAAAACGCAACAAGTGCAGAACAAGTAGCAGAGGAAACAGGTACAGAACTTTCAGAACAAGTAAACTTAAATGCTGATGAATTAATCGGATTAGGTGAAGATGAAAACATGGAAGGTTGGGTTTTAGTAGATGAGCGTGATGTTGACTATGATTTAGAGGATGAATTAGATGAGCAGTTAAAAAACTACAAACCTAAACAAAACCTTTTCCAAAAGTTAGCAAGTGCGGTTAAAGCTATTCCTAATGCAAAGAGTGAGCAAGATAAAACTATCGGAGACATTCAATGGAAAGTTCGTTACCAATATACAGGTAATGCTAATCCTCAAAGAACATTTTGTAAAAAAATGATGGATGCTAAAAAGATTTACCGTAAAGAGGATTTAGTTAACGTAAACTCAAACGTAGTTAATGACGGTTTCGGGCATAATGGAGAGCCTTACAACGTGTTTTTGTTTAAAGGTGGGCCAAGATGTCATCATTCATTTAAACGCTTAACATTCGCAAATATTGAAGGCATGGGAATTGATGTAACTAATCCTAATGCAAAACGTATTCAAACAGGCATAGCAAGTAAAAGAGGATTTAAAGTAACTAATCCGTATCAAGTTAGCATACAACCTAACAACTTACCTCGCAAAGGTTTCCACCCTGATAACAATAATTTACCACAAGACGCAAGATAATGGCAGAGGCACTATTAATAACGAGAGACGACATTGTAAAGTTTACAGCTTTAAATGGTAACATTGATACTGACAAATTTATTCAGTTTATCAAGATTGCTCAAGATACGCACATTCAAAACTATTTAGGTACTGATTTACTTGAAAAGATACAAGATGATATCATTAACGATACTTTAACAGACCCTTATTTAAGTCTGTTAAGAAAATACGTGAAGCCAATGTTAATCCATTGGGGAATGGTCGAATATTTGCCTTTTAGTGCTTATACAATTGCTAATAAAGGTATCTATAAACACCAAAGCGAGAATAGTGAAACGGTTGAAAAAAGCGAAATTGATTTTATAGTAGAAAAAGAAAGAGACATTGCACAACATTACACGCAGCGTTTCATTGATTACATCTGTTTTAACAACGCATCATTTCCTGAGTACACATCTAATTCAAACGGTGATATGTACCCAGATACTAAAAATTCATTCACTGGCTGGTATTTATGAAACAGTACAAACCAAAAGAGGAAAATATTAAGAAATTGAAATTATATCTTTCTCAAGTAAAGAAATAACAACAAATAAAAAAATAAAAGTTATTAATATATGAGCAATTCAATTGATTGGGGGCAAGGTGCAAACGACAACGCAATAGGTTGGGGGCAAGGTGCGTTCAATAATTCAATAGGTTGGGGAAATGTACACGCAACAAGTTGGAGCGGTGAAACGGAACTTGTAGGTAATGAGGGAGGTTTGGCTTACAATTTTAGCGTAAGGGTTTCAACTGATTCTGGAACATACGAAGCAAATAGTTGCTTATTAACATCACTTAATAATTTAGACATTATATCATGAGTTTATTAGATAGCGCAAGTTTAGTTGTAACGCCAAACGGAACGAAAGCGAGTAAGTTGTATTCCGTTGTTCCAAGTTCTGGGGCGGGGGATTTAGATGTAACGAGAGCAACGACAGCAACAAGAGTTAATTCAAGCGGATTGATTGAAAGCGTAGCAAGTAACGTACCACGTTTAGACTACACAAACGGAAGTTGTCCGAGTATATTAGTTGAGCCACAAAGAACGAATATAAGTTTATACAGTGAGCAATTCAATAATGCTTATTGGGGTGCGCCAAGTAATGTAATAGCTAATACAGTTGTTGCACCTGATGGAACTACAACCGCAGATACATTAACTGGGGGATTGTATAGATTACAACTTTTTGTAGTTGGTGCTTATGTGTTTTCATTTTATGCAAAGAAAAACGCTCAAAGTACTTTCTCAATGCGTATAGATGCACCGTCTAATTTTACAGTTAATTTTAATTTTGACACGGGAACTGCTGACAATGGCGCAACAATGGTAAGTGTTGGAAATGGTTGGTTTCGTTGTTTAATGCCTTTTACAAGTAGCATATTAGGAACGGGAGTTTTTTACCCTAACGTAGGCGGTAATAATTTTTACATTTGGGGCGCACAACTCGAGGCGGGTTCTTACGGTACTTCTTACATACCTACTACTTCAGCAAGTGTAACACGTAATGCAGATGTAATTAGTAAGACGGGTATTAGTTCTTTGATAGGACAAACTGAGGGGACTATGTTTGTTGATTTCTATTTTAAACAAGGTATTGAAAGTTTTATAATTGGAAGCGGAAACGGTAGTTACTTTAATAATTTAGCTATTGAGTGTTATTCAAATAAAGCCTATATAACGATATTTAATAATAGTGCATCATTACAAGGTACAATAGAAACAACTACTTTAACAACGGGAAAACATAGGTTAGCGGTTGCTTATAATTCAACTCAAGTTATCGCATATTTAGACGGTGTTTCGGTTGGAACTTTAGGAGCAGTTACATTCCCAAGTTTCAATAACTTATATTTAGGAAATTTAGGAAGTGATACAAACCCTAAAAACACTAATATAAATACAGCTTCTATTTGGAAAACAAGATTAACTAATACACAACTTGCAACACTTACCACGATATGATAGTAAAACTAATATACACCGACCACGATAGCGCCATTACTGATTTATTAGCTAAAGGCGTTTTGATTAACACAACTGACAAAGAGGGTAACGAGATAAACACGTACGCACAAAGTACTCACGCTGTTGTTTACATAGGTAAAATAGTAGACACTCCTGCAGTAGTTGAAGACATGAAAGTAATCAAAGATGCTACTTACTTGAAAGGCTACCACGTTGACGTTATGACTGACTTAGATATTAAGTTCGATAACGCAATAACACCAAACAATCCGAAACACTTATTCGCATAATGAAGTCATTTGTTGCATCTTACTACACATACTTTTTGCAGGGGTTGATATTTTTCTTTGCACCAATCAAAGGAATTATCATCCTCGTTGCATTAAGCACAATAATAGATACTTGCTTTGGAATATGGAAGGCTAAAAAACTAAAAGAAAAAGTAAATAGCAAAACTTTTAGACATGGATTTATTCCTAAGATACTAAGTTATGTTACAGCTACTATGTTGGTTTATGCTTCAGACTTTTTTATCATTAACGAACTTACAAAATCGGTAGTATCAGTTGAGTTTTTATTCACTAAATTAATTGCACTTGTGTTAATATCGATTGAGGTTAAGTCAATGGACGAATCATTTGAAAAAGTCAAAGGGTATTCATTTATTAATAAAGCAGTTGATTTAATTATAAAAGCTAAGAACATAAAAAAAGAACTATGACAACAAAAGGAAACTTCCCGCACTTAGACGTTGCTAAATTAGTTTTATTTATTGTAGCTTCAGCAATAGCATGGGGGTTTCTTTTCAGTTGTTCAGCTTCATACCACTTGCGTAAATACGAAAAGAAAGGCGGTAAAATAGAACACGTTACCGACACATTAACGTACTTTAAAAAAGATTCGGTTTTAATCCGAACTAAAGACACTACTTATTTTCAGTATTATTATACCCAAAAAGACACAATCGTTAAACAAAACGTATTTTTATACCCGAAAACACGCTTTAATCAAAGACTTGAAATAAGACGATTTAAGGATAGTTTGAAATTCGAGTTAAAGAAATATACTGATTCGTTACGTTATGCCTTTAGAACGTATAAAATCAACGTAAAAACGGATTCTAAGGTTAAGATAAAAGAAACACGAAGTAAAAATAATCATTTTCCGTTCCATATTATTATAGCTGTCTTACTGATTATAATCTTTTTATCTTTTCGATTCAAATAAAAAGCGTATCTTTCACGCAAAATAATTAACGTATGGCTAAAATTAGACCACGAATTACAAACGAGGAGTACGAAATTGTACAGCAGTACCGTGCAATTAAAGAAGAATCGAATGAAATGGGAATAGACCACCAAGATGTAAAACACGGTTGGTTAAAATCAAAGAACGCAAGTTTATTTTTTGCAAATCCTGACTTTAAAAACAAGAACCACAAAGATTTTGAAATACTTAAACAAGGTATTGTAGAAATTGTAAAGGATTCAGCTCCTAAATACCCAGAGATAAAACGTAATAAATGCGAAGACGGTCACTTATTAGTTATTGATATTGCAGATTTACACATCGGTAAGTTAAGTTCAGTGTTTGAAACAGGCGAAGAGTACAACCAAGAAATTGCAGTACAACGTGCCAAAGACGGTATGCAAGGAATCTTAGACAAGTCAAAAGGTTTTGAGATTGACATGATTCTTTTCGTTGCTGGAAACGATATATTGCACACCGACAACACACGTTCAACAACAACAAGCGGAACACCTCAAGATACAGACGGAATGTGGTACGAAAACTTTTTGAAAGCGAAACAACTTTACATTGAGTTATTAGAAAGTTTAATGTCAATTGCTGAGGTTCGTGTAATGTACAATCCAAGTAACCACGATTATACGCATGGGTTCTTTTTAATGCAATTGATTGAAGCGTACTTTACCAATTGTAAACACATTTCTTTTGATGTTAATTTAAGACATCGCAAAGCGTACAAGTACTATAATAACCTAATCGGCACAACGCACGGAGACGGTGCAAAAACAGATAACTTGCCTATCTTATTAGCTACCGAGTTTCCTTTGATGTGGTCGACTACTGAAAGACGGTATATTTATTCGCATCATTTACACCATAAAGTTGCAAAGGATTACATCGGAGTAACATTTGAAGCATTACGAAGCCCAAGCGGTACGGATTCATGGCATCATAGAAACGGCTACCAACACGCACCAAAAGCAGTTGAGGGATTTGTACACCACAAAGTACATGGACAAGTAGCAAGAATAACACACAATTTTTAATATATGACAAAGTTTACATTCAATCCTTTAAAAACTTGTAAGCTACGCACGGCAGGATTATACTCTGTTAAAGGTGCTACGTTTGGAATGGTACGAAAAAACAATGACGGAACACCACGAGCGCATCAAGGCATTGATTTAGCAACTGACGAAAGTTACAGACTTTATGCAGTTGAAGATTCAAAAGTTATTGATATTGACAAAGGATTGAGCGGTTACGGTTGGACTGTTACGTTACAATTAAATTGTCCAAGCAAAAAAGAGCTTCATAATAAATTTGCATTTTACGCACACTTAGACCGTGTCGATGTGGTTGAGGGAACTATTATAAATGCGGGTCATGTAGTTGGTTTAAGTGGCGATACGGGTAACGCTAAAGGAATGAGTACCGTAAGTAAAGGCGGTCACTTACATTTTGAGTTACGAGATAAAGCATTTTGTGGGCTTGGATTAAAAAACAGATTTGACCCTTTACCATTTGTAACATTATCAGAATAATTTTATTAAATTTGCAGTACTAATTTCATCGTTAGTTTGTTTGTAAAGACCGTTATTTTAATTAATAGCGGTCTTTTTTATTAAAAAAGTTTCGTTCTGAAACCCTTTAAAATCAACACTTTCAAAAATAAATTAAAAATAATTGTAAATAAATTGTAAATAACTATTGTTGTATTAAATTTAATACATATATTTGTCAAACAAACAACGATAAAAAAATAGAAAATGGAAAATTTAAACGACATCTTAGACAGCAAAGAATTTAACGAAATGTTTAACATAGAACAAGAAGTTAAAGAATTAGAAAACGCAGGTTGGACATTACAAGAAGCAAGAGAATTTGCAAAGTTTCTTATAAACAATAAATAAAAATATCAGGGGTGCGACTGTAACGCACATTTAACTTTAAAAACTTTAACGATGAAAAAAGAAACAATTGAAAATTTAGTAGTAGCGTTGATAGCATTATCAGCATTTATCTTAAGCGGTTTATACAGATGAGACAGTTACACGAAAGAGCAATAGCGTTACTCGATATGATTAGCGCATTTGAAAGCAAGAAACGTAATGCTTGTGAGTTTTACAACAAGTGGCAACATAGACACTTTTTTACAGTACTTCAAGATTGTGCAAACGATATAGACGTTTACGACAGAGCAATCAAAAGACTGAAAGCAAGTTACAATAAACTAATCAAACAAATAAAAACAATTTAATCATGGAATTTAAAGGAACAAAAGGAAAGTGGATATTAAAAACATTCCCTGAAGGACAAATGAGTGTAAGAAATGAGAGTGACACAAGAAAAATATGTGTACCAAGAGTACAAAATTATGAAGAGTCATTAGCGAATTTATTACTAATATCAAAAGCACCTGAAATGCTGGAAATGTTAATCAGAATGAGAGACAACGATGATTGGGATATTACCGATTTATTAGATTTAAAACAACTAATCAAAGAAGCAACTGAGATATGAAAGAAATTGAGTGCGAAACTTGCGAAGGTACAGGAACACTTGAAAGAATGAATTGCAGAAACGGAAGCAACGAGTGTTGTGGAGGTTGTTACATAGAAGTAACTTGCGAAGATTGTTTAGGCTATGGATTTACTGAAATAGAAGATTATGAAGACGAAGATTAACGACAAATATTTAAACCGTCTTTTATTCGTTTTAACGGTGTTTATCATACTATTCAACACAATGATACCAAAACGAAAAGTAAAGTCATTAGAAACGCTTAAAATAAGCAAAGAGGACATTCAGTTAAACAACGGAATACAACAAGGAAAACACGAACCTTTTAATTACGAAATAAAATGAAAAGACAAACAGCAAAAGCAAACATTCAAAGCATGGCTAACTGGTGGCGAGAACCTAAAAAAATAAGTTGTGCTAAAGACAAAGGCGGTTCTTTTAATATGCAACTTTACTTAGATTATTTAACAGTGATTAATAACCTTAAACATAAGACTATAACAATTGAACAACATAAAAGTATAACTAAACAACAAGAACAATGAAACAAGATAAAACATGGCTATTGCTACCAATGTTGGCATACAGCAAATATAGTGATGGAACACGAGAATTTTCTTTTGGTTGGATAAGAAAAACATTTTGGATTAAATTTTAAACAACAAGAACAATGAAACAACCAAACAAAGATGAAATAGAAAAGCTATTAACATTGGTCGGAGTGCTTCCCGTTTTAGCTGATTTCATGGAGGATTTGAATAGTTCCGTGTTTACGCAGTCACTAAAAAACAAATGTAACTTGTTGATCAAAGAAATACGACAAAAAGACGAACTATTAATGCGAGGCACTGACTTAACAATTATTGAGCAACAACACAATATAGGACTTGCATTTAGACAATGGCACAAACAAAACTTTAAAAACGATTAAGATGACAGCAATAGAAGAATTAGAAGAGCAATTAAAAATAATTTTATACTATTTAGATAGTGATGAATTAGACAGAATACAAGAACTTATTGAACAATGCAAGCAAACTGAAATAAAACAGTCACATAATTACGCTGAATTTGCTATTATATGCGATAGAAAGAATATGAAAATATTAAACTTTGACGGATTTATTAACTTAGAAAACACGAACAAATGAAATACGATTCACACGGAACACGAATGAGGTTAAAAAACCAATTAAATTGGAATAAGATAGGTAACTTTGACATGGTAAGAATACAACGCTATTGCCCTTTAGATTTTGAGTTAATTACAGGACAAAATAGAATAACGAACATAAAGATATACCGTCAAGTAGTACACGCTTTATTATTTGCTTCGGGTTATGGATATAGCGAAATAGGTAGACTTTTAAACCGTGACCATGTAACAATCATGCACTCAGTTAAAACGGTGTCAAACATGATTCAAATACATGATATGCAATATATAAAAGCTATTTGGGAATTGTCTAAGGATTCAGAGTATTACACTGGAGAATACGAGGAAAAGACGAACAACTTTGTAATTAGTCAAATTATTTTACAAAAAAGATTTGAAAGTATGAAAGTAAATTAGTATATTTGCAGACGTTCGTGCCGGAACAGTAAAAAAATTTAGTTTAGCTCTTATCCGATAGGTCGGCACACCTTGACGATAGGGGCTTTTTTATTGAATAACAAATTATAATTATTATGAAACAAAAATTCTATCTAATCAAGGATTTAAATGTGTACATTAACCTTGAACATCTAACATCTTTTAAGTTAGAAGAAGCTGGTCACATTGAAAAACAGCTTAAAATGAAAACAAAATGCTGTATAGTTGTTGGCTCAAGTACTATTTATTGGTGCGATGCTGAAAACTTTAACACTTTAAAAGCGTTGTTATCATGAGTGAAAGAAAGATGTTTAAATTCTATAAAAGCTACTACGATGTGGCTCAAGAATTATCCGATAAAGACCGACTACTTTTTTACGATGCTATAATTAAAAAGCAATTTAATGGAGTTGAACCTAATTTAAATGGTATGGTTAAGTTTGCTTACATTTCACAAAAGCATAGCATAGATAAACAAGTCAAAGGTTGGGAAGATGCAACAAATTCAACACTTTCAGACCCCTCAATAGACCCCATGCAGGGGTGTGGCATAGACCCCCATATAGACCCCACCATGCAAGTAGAAGTAAAAGAAGAAGAAGAAGTACAAGTACAAGTAAAAGAGAAAGAAGAAGTTAATGTTCCCGTATTTTTATCATGGTTTAATAATTCACTTTTAAAATACAAAGGTAAATTAGGAAAAAATCAGATATTAACTCAAACAGATATTAACAACCTTAAAAAATTAAAGAAAGCAAATTTCACAAAAGAAGATTTTGAACACGCTTTTAAAGTAATGGTTAACACCCCTTGGGTTATACAAAATAATATGTCGAAACCATCGCATTTTTTAGTTACTGATAACTTTCAAAAATACTTAAATACTGAAATTGAAGAAAATAAACCTAAATTCGCATGGCAATGATTGAGGGATATAGAATAGAAACATACGACAGCATAGCAAGTGAACTTGTTAAGTATAGAGATAACTACCATGAGAAAGGTTTGTACTTAGGTTTTCCTAACTTAGACAAACATTACAACATGATGCTTGGAACGTGTACAGATTGGACTGGTTTTCCGATGAGTGGAAAAACTCAGGTACTTATGGAGATGTTGATGAATACGTCTTTATTTTACCATTGGAAACACTTAGTATATTTTCCTGACGTTGGTAACTCAATCGAAGTGATAGCGGATTTAATCCACAAAAAGACGAAAAAGAGTTTCGACCCTACAAAACCAAATGTTATAACCGATAACGAAATAGCAAGAGCTGGTATGTGGGTTACTAATTACTTTCGTATCTTAACCAAAAAAGATGTAAGAGCAAAGATGACACCGTTCCAATTTTGGGACTATGCAGTAGAACTTAAAAAAAGCGAAGGATTACACACCGCTTCGATTGACAGTTGGAAAGATTTAAACCATGACTACAAAGAGTTTGGCGGTTATGCTACCTATTTAGAAGCTGTTTTACCTTACAGAAACATGATAGCTGAGGAACATCAACTACATTTGCATACAATTATACACCCGAAACTTACAGAAAAGGAAAACGGAAAAAGAAACCCGCCAACTCCATACGATTTAAAAGGGGGTTCTGAGTGGTTTAATAGTGGTAAGTGCATGATTACAGTGCACCGCCCAGACGTTTTAAATAATTTGTGTGAGATATACGTGAATAAAGTAAAACCGAGAGCGTGTGGTGTGGTTGGAAATATAACTTTACAGTTTGACATTAACACTTTGACGTATTATAATTTAGATGAGATGAATCCGAATGTAAAAGTATATGCAGAACCTAAGCACAAAGAAACAGTCATAAACACGAAGCCAACGAGTAAGGCAATAGAAGATTTTAATAACAGTTTACCTTTTTAACGATGAATGAACTTGACGTATTAATCAGAAAAGCACAACTATCAACTGTTTTGCACCGTGTTAAATTTGCACTTGACGACCTTGAGCAAAAAGCACCACATAAACACGAACTAATAAAGTCACAAAAAGAAAGCGTTAACGACCTTTTAGATGTACAGGAATTAGTTTATCATTTAGTTGATGAAAATAAAACGTATAGACTTAGAAACATAAGTTTAGAAAAAGCATTAATTTTGAATGAAGTTGAAATGCAAAAGATGCGTGACGAAGTTGAATCAATTAAGCAGTTGTTATGATGCCAGAGGAAAAAGTTAATCATTGTCTTTCTGTTACAAATGACCGTAATAGAGTTTTATTGTGGCTTAAAAATCAAATTGGTAAAAAAGTACACTCAGCGTTAAACCCACATAATTTGAGCCAACAGGAAGTAGATTTATATTGGAGTGAATGTATAAAAGAACTTGAAAAGATATGACACCAAAAGAAAAAGCAAATAGTTTATTTATGAATTGTCCAATTGTAGAATTAGGAGATTCTAAAGGAATAGTTAAAAATGATTTATCAATTAATGCTTTAAAAAATGTTTTATTATTTTTAGTAGATGAATTAATTTTAAATAGTACACATTTGGAAATTTATTATTGGAATGAAGTCAAACAAGAAATTGAAAAGCTATGACACCACTAAACGAAGTAATGTTTCAGCTACATAAACACGAACTGAATAGGGATATAACGCTACATAAAGGTTGTTACATACCAAACATTAAGAACACAGTAGAAAGTCTGTTAAACGTGCTTAAAAACCAAAAAGGAAATAGAGCGTATCTACCTTACTATTTTAATATTGTAAACATTTTAAATAAATTGAATGATGAAAAGATGCAGTAATTGTAAAGAAATAAAAGATTTAAGTTTTTTTGGAAAAGATAAAAAAACAAAATCAGGTTTACATTATTGTTGTAAAAAATGTAAAAATGAAAAACATAAAAAATAT